AAAAGACCCCAATACTATCACTGATATGGAAGGATATGAAGTTCCTGTCCCCTGGGTAGCTCCTAAATTTAAACCAGATCCTAAATGTAAAGATACTCCCAGACCTACAGGGATAGTTTGCGAAGATCCAGAAGAGTATCCTGATTTCTCAGGATTTATGGATGAGATGGTTAAATTTAATGCAGATGAAATCGAAGAAATTGTCACTAGTAATTGGGAAAAGAAACAAGCAAGAGATGCAGCAGAACTTGCAGCATTAGAAGCTGAAATAGCAGCTATGCAAAGCGATGAACCTGGTGTAGAAATAGAAGAAGAAGTAAAACAAATAGTTGAAAAGAAAAAGAAATTATCGTTTATAGAAAGGATATTAGAATTTTTTAGAAAAATATTTGGTGGTGGTCCAAAGAAAAGTAAAGACGAACTTAAAAAAGAAGCAGATGATAGTAATTTATTAGAAGAAAGCTTTACTGATTTACCTAAAAAAAGAAGAAATTTACTTATGTTATTCGTCGTATGTATAGCATTTTACATTATTTATAAAATATTAAGTAATAGACATGTCCAAACAGGAATAGGTTATGGAGTTGGTAATGTAGCTGGAGAAGCTATAGGAGAAGGGTTATATCGTAATTCAGGTTCTATAAAAAGAGCAGGTTCTAGCGCAATGGACGCTATGAGTGACGTAGGCTCACAAGCATTTAATACTTTTAAATCTTCAGGAGCTTTAGACACTATTCAAAATGCTGGTTCAGGATTACTAAATACAATAGGTGAAGTTGGTTCAGGAGTTATAGAAGAACTATTGTAATCTTTTAAAATGAAAAAATAATATTGATATTTAATAAGATGGAGTATGATTACAGATTAAAAGTAGTCATGTTGGGTGACCCAGCCGTAGGAAAAACATCTTTATTAAATGTTAATATAGAAGATTCTTACTTAGATCGTCACTTACCAACAATTGGTGTTGAATATAGAACTTTTATAGAAAAAGCAAAAACTGGAGATATAGTTAAATTCCAAGTTTGGGATACTTCCGGTGAAGAAAACTTTCGTTCTATAACAAAAACTTACTATAGAGGCACCATAGCATCTATCATAGTATTTAGTTTTGATGATAAATCATCATTTCATAGTGTTGAATACTGGTTAAATGAAGTTAGAAAAAATTGTTCAAGTTTGAACCACAGTATTATTTTAGTAGGAAATAAATGTGATAAAAAATGTGATAATCTTAGTAGTGTTGACGTACTAGAGTACGCTGATAAAAAAGGATTGACGTACATCGAAACAAGTTGTAAAGAAAGTGTTAACACAAAAAAACTTTTTAAGATTATAGCAGACACTATTATGGATAAAATACCACACATTGAAGATATAGATAAAGAACCTGGTATTTCCCTAGTGAAATATACAAAAGTAAAACCAAGAGACAAACTTTATAATTGTTGTCAGACACATTAATTTTGTAAATAATTTTCTATAGTATTATTAATGGATGGTTTAGGGAATTATTTAGCTAATAATTATGTAAATTCTAACAATAAAGATATTAATAAATGTATAGCTTCAGCTGTAAAAGGTAAAACAGATTGTAATTTAGAACCTGTCGATAATTATTTAGACATAAATGAAAAAATGTTTAAACAAATATCAGTTTATAAAAAATCACATGAAAAATTGAAAGAAGTTATGAATAAATTGCACACGTGCCCATTAGTAACAGGAGCTGAAAAAGAATCTTTTAAAGATGGTTTTAGTAAACTTTCTGTACCAGGTAGTGAAATTAGGTTTATAACTTTACTTCTTAAATATATTGAACTGATTAGAGCAGAACATAAAATTTACAAAGATAAGTTTATTAGTCTTAAAAAACAAACTTATAAAGGTCCTTATATGAACGGTGGAGTATTTAAAACCCCAGATGAAAAATATTTGTTAGGAGTGATTATTTCACCCTTAAAAGAACAACATAAGAAAATTTATCCGTCATTGGGTGGATTAAAATATGCAAAAAAAGCTGTAGGTATAGTTCGTACTAAAACACTGAATACAGGTGATTTATTATACGGTATAGCTATAAGAGGTAAAAATGTTAACTTCATGAAAGGCGATCACGAAAAATACGAAATGTCAATAGGTGGTAAAAATGTTAGATATTATTTTCCAGTAGACGGTCAAAAAAATGAACCAGAACAAGAAATTATAAAAGGAAAGGGAATGATAGGAAAAATAGAATCGTTCATTAATATTCCAAAAAAAAGCAATGGATTGATGTACGTCATTTTCTTTATAATAGCATTAGTTTTATTTCGTAAATTAAAAAAATAAAATGTTTGGTATAAATATATGGATTTTTTAGCTAACTATTATGTTAAAAGTAATTTTTTACCTATTGCTAATTGTATAGGTAATCGTATTGGGGAAGGTGAAGATTATACATGTGACAATTCTGTTACTAAAAATTTCTTAGATAAAGCAGCTGGAGAACCTTACAATCTTTTTCAAACAGTAGAACAGTACAAAAATGAAAATAAAAAATTAAAAGAAAAGAGTTGTAATTATAATGATTTGTATAATTGTATGGCTCTTTATGGAGTCGAAGGTGAGGAATGTAAAAATGCTGACTTTAAAAAATTCTTAGATAAAGTAAATGAAAATCCTTTGTCATTTAATAATCGTGTCAGACAATTACAAGATATGCATCTAAAATTACGAGATGAACATCTCGAGTTAAAAAGAAAATGTGGTAAAGACACATTCATTAATATTCCAAAAAAAAGCAATGGATTGATGTACGTCATTTTCTTTATAATAGCACTAGTTTTATTTCGTAAATTAAAAAAATAAAATATTTGGTATAATTATATGGACTATTTAGCTAATTATTACACCCAAAGTAACATTGTACCTATCTCAAATTGTATTCGTAACCGTATCGTAAATGGTAAAGATTATATATGTGATAACAATATTACTAAAAATTTTTTAGACACTGCGGGTGAAGAACCTTATAATATTTTTCATCCAGTAGAAAAATATAAAAATGAAATTAAAAAATTAAAAGAAGAGAATGAAAAACTCAATTCACAAGTTAAAAAACTTGAAGAAGAACTTAAAAAAAAACTTAATACTAAAGATGAATCTAAACCTTTCAAAGTAAATGGTGGAATTTGGAAAAGTCCAGATGAAAAATTTTTAATAGGATTAGCAGTAAAACCTTTAGACCCTAAAGATAAAAATAAATATAAGAAATTAGCTCATAGACCAGACAAAAGAGAACGTGAGGGATTGATGGTTAGTATAGGATATAACGATAGGCTAGATCGAGTACTCGGCATTCCATACGCAACGCAGGAAACTTTGGCTCGAGGATATGACAAGAATAATGACATGATTATAGGAAATTATGGAGTAATTTTTATGGGGTCTTTCGTAAAAGACCGACTTGATGGTAGTTCATATTTAAAATTAGATACTAATGATAAATTATATACAGAAATGACACGGATGAGTTGGCCCAAAGGCAAAGAACCATATTTTTCATATAAATCAAAAGAATCATTCATTGATTTACCGAAAAAAAACAATAGATTAGCGTACGTCATTTTCTTTATATTAGCACTAGTTTTATTTTTAAAATTAAAAAAATAATTATCTATAATAAGAGTATGTCAGAAAACAAAACAATATTTCTGGGCAATGAAACATTAAGAATTCTTTACCCAAATAAATTGTTTTTTTGTATACAAGATAATAACGAGTCCGATTGGGAGCGTATAAATATTGACATAAAAATAAAAGGATTTTATAATTATGAAAAAAGGAAAAAGAATAATAAAAGACAGTGCATTCTCCAATGAATATTTTACTATTAAACCTTCTAATATTAGTGGAGGAGGATTAGGTTGTTTTACTAATAAATATATTGAAAAAGGTACCACTATTGGTAAATATTTAGGTAAAATTATTAGTGAAGAAACTTTTGACAGAAAAAAAGATACTGATTATATTTGGCAAATTAATTATCCCGATAAGACAAGAAAGTTTGTTGATGCTAAGTATAAAAAATTAGGTAATCCTCTACGATTTGTAAATAGTGTAACGGAAGAAGGTGACCCCAGTCAAAACGTGGAGGTTTTTCAAAAACACAAAAATATTTATTATAAAACTATAAGAGGTATTCTTCCAGGTTCAGAAATAATAACTGATTACGGAGATTCTTACTTTGGAATAAGTGATTCTGAAGATGACAGTGATCGTTTTGAAATAATAAAAGAACCTAAAAAATTCAAAAAATGGAAAAATAGAGGAAAAGGTAAAGGGAAAAGAAGGTCAAGAAAAAGATAAACTACTCAAAAATAACTTTTTAGAATACTCCTCGAGTGTATTTTACAAAGTTTTTTTCTTTCTTTTAAGTAGTATGAAAGGAGCATTAATGCAATTAATAGCTCGTGGACATCCCGATATATACCTCACAGGGACTCCTCAAATAACATTTTGGAAATCAGTCTATAGAAGACATACTAATTTTGCAATTGAATCTCGACCTCTTCCAGTCATAGGAGGAAGAGTTGAATTTGGGAAAAAATATGAATTTGGAATAGCTCGTCAAGCAGACTTGATAAGTAGTATGTACTTAGTTGCAACTTTACCAGCTTTAGGTATTCAAGGTAGTAATCAAAATGGTTCTGGAAGCAAAAAAAGAATTCTTTTAAAATGGTCTGAAGAATTTTCTAACAGTGTTACAGTAACTAATAACAGTCCTCCAATTAGTTATGTATTCTCCTCAGGTCAAGAAGCTGAAATTAATTTTTCAACCGTAACAACTGATAATACAACCAATATAGTAACAGTAACCATGAGTCTTGAAAATAAATCTAATACAATTTCTTACACTAGGGGCACTACGACAGGAGCCTTAGACAAACTATTAACATCAGGTACTTATGTATTTTTAAAAGGAAATGACAACACAACAGCTAGCGGGATTATTACAACTACATTTAATTATGATACACTTACCTTCCAATTTTTGAAACAGAATGGTGATGTTACAGATAATCAAACTGGTACAGTTAAAATGACTAACGATACCACAGGAACTTTTAACAATACTGTACATTCTATCAAATGGTTTTATACAATTACTATTCAAAATAATGACTACACATCACAAGTTGACCCAGGAGACCTTATTAATATTGAAAATGCAGCTAATAATACATTTGTCAATAAATATCTATTGGTAAACAGTATCAAACTAGTTGGAGATAACACAATTATTAAAGGTCACACTAATGAAATGATATTAGGTAGTGATTTAGACATTGTAGCATCAAATAATTTTAAGTTGGTTTTTGGACAATTTTCAGGAAGTGATGTTAATGCTGCTTGGACCGAAAGAGTAGGTTACGCTTTAATCGAAGATATAACTTTGAAGATTTCACAAAATGTAATCGACAAACAATATGGAACTTGGATGGATATTTGGAGTGAATTGTCATGTCCTAAAAATAAGAAAAAAAGCTTAGACAGAATGGTAGGTGAAAAAAATAGACTAGACCTTATTAACAATGCTATAGAAGGAAGAATTCTATATATACCCTTGAAATTTTGGTTTTGCAATAATCCTGGTCTTGCATTTCCATTAATAGCATTAGGTTTAGAGAAAATGAAAATAGACATTAATATAAGAAAATTTGACAGTTTAGTAATACCCGTTAACAATACTACTGGTAAGAGATACAAAGGGATAACAAGTTTCAGTCCAGCTGTTCCAGAATTACTTTCATGTGGTCTCTTTGTTGACTTTATTTACCTAGATAAAGAAGAAAGAAAATTATTTGTTCATGGAAAACAAGAATATCTTATAGAGCAATTACAAAGTATTCAAGATATAACTGGAGGATATATTAAGAATACAAGTAGCACCGTTTATCAAGAATTAAAATTTCATCATCCTATTAAAGAAATTATTTGGACTTTTCAAGATAAAAATTATGCTACTAAAAGTGGAAATATATTAGATAACAATGGTAATATTATAGGAAGAGCCAATTCTTGGTTTAAGTACAATCATAATCCTTTTGAAACTTTAGCACAAGCTGGTGATTGTACCTTAGGAAGTAATGGAACTAAATGGAATGGTGTTTATAATGATTTTTTATCCCGAGAAAAGGATAATGATATATTCATACATGGTGAAGAAAGAGTGATAGCGAGAGGAGGAAAATATTTTTCAGTTGTACAACCTTATCAACATCATAAAAATTCCCCAGATAATGGTATTTATCTTTACAGTTTTGCATTAAGACCAGAAGACCATCAACCAAGTGGAACTTTAAATTTTTCAAGACTAGATAACTTCAAATTAAGATATAAAATAGAACCTAGGGAGAGTGGTATACTATTGAATAAAAGTTTAAATTTAAGCATTTACGCTAAAAATTACAATGTAATGGCTTTCGAAAATGGAAAAGCAGGTATTTTATTTTCAAATTAATTGAATACGTAGATTTCTTCAGAAATTTTTTCTTTGTATTTATTATATAATATGGGTGGTGGTTTAATGCAATTAGTAGCTTATGGAGCTCAAGATATTTATCTAACAGGTAACCCACAAATTACCTTCTGGAAACTAGTATACAGACGCAATACAAATTTTGCAATAGAATCAATTGAACAAACTTTTGCAGGTGCAGTTGATTTTGGTAATAGAGTCACTTGCTCCATTTCTAGGAATGGTGATTTGATTAGTAAAATGTATTTGGTTGCAACTCTACCAGCTTTAACAGTTCAAGAAGCTGCTAGTCCTATTGCTACTCCTGGTGACGCAGCTGTATTAGAATACACTATTGGTAATTTAACTGCAGGTATTACTAATGTTATTGGGACTAATTCTGCACAGTCTATGCATTCTGTAAGTGCTGCGTGGACTGAACATGTTGGTCATGCTTTAATTGATGAAGTTATTGTTGAAATCGGTGGTCAATTAATTGACAAACATTATGGTATCTGGCTTGAAATTTGGAATGAACTTACCCTTTCTTCAGATAAAGAAGAAGGTATGGATGATCTTATTGGTCCTAAACAAAGACATCAGTTACCAATGTCTGCTAAAAATGAAAGAATTATTCATGTTCCTCTTCAGTTCTGGTTTAATCGTAATCCAGGTTTAGCACTACCTCTTATTGCTTTACAATATCACGAAGTTAAAATTATTATTCAGTTAAAAGAATTGAATCAATTATGTACTATTGTCTTAGACGGTAGAGGAGTTCAAGGTGATTGTAGATCAGACTGGGTTCTTGATACTGATAAAGTATTGTCACAATTCCCTAGTTCTTTTATGGGAGTAGATAATAAAAATACAGCTTCTGGATGTAGAATCCAAGGGACAGGAACTACTGTAAAAACAAGTAAACCAGTTAAAAATTGTCAACTATGGGTAGACTACATTTACTTGGATACTGAAGAAAGAAGACGCTTCGCTCAACAATCTCATGAATATCTTATCGAACAATTACAATTTAATGGAGCAACTAGTACCCCTAGTACAGCTACCACTGAAGTTACTGGTTCTTACAGAATTAATTTTAATCATCCTGTAAAGGAATTAATTTGGGTTTATCAAGACAAAAATAGATGTTGTCCTACCGTAGCAGATATTACAAAAAATGCTTGGTTTAATTTCGGTTGGAATGACCATAATTTAGTTTATCCAGGTTATTTAACTGATTCTGCTACAGCTAATGTTACAGGAAACAATAATTTAGCAGCTAAACCATTCATTTTAGACTGTGTTAATGGAGCTGATATGCCTTTAGGAACATGCGGAACACCTAAAGATGGAAGAGTTCATGATTTCCTATCCAATAGTTACACCAATAAAATTCAACTTAATGGACACGACCGTTTTGCACCAAGACCAGGTAATTATTTTAGATGTGTACAACCTTACCAACATCACTCTAGGGTTCCTGAAAGTCAAATTTACAATTATAGTTTCAGTCTTAGACCAGAAGAGCATCAACCAAGTGGTACATGTAATTTTTCAAGAATTGATAATGCTCAATTACAGTATTCATTGCAACCTATGATTCTTCCAGCAGATACTGAACTAGGTTTGAGCCCAAATAACGAAAACTATACTCCAACTCTTAATCTAATGATGTTTGCAACTAATTATAATGTACTCAGAGTTATGAGTGGTATGGGAGGTTTAGCATATTCTAATTAATTTCATAATTAAAAATTTTCTATAGGAAATAATATTTCTCGCAGAAGATTTTTATTTTTTTTGTTGACTATTACTAAATGGGTGGCGGTATGATGCAATTGGTTGCTTATGGAAAGCAAGATATATACTTAACAAGTAAACCAGAAATAACTTTTTGGAAATCAGTATACAGAAGGTGTACTAATTTTGCTATCGAATCAATTGTTCAAGATTATAGAATAACACCAGAGTACGGAAACGAAACTAATTTTGTTCTTACTAGAGATGGTGATTTAATCAATAAAATGTATCTTACTTTAACATTACCTGCTCTTACTCTTAACGGAAATACTAGTAGCAATGACTTAGTAGTATTAACATTTGACCACACTAAATTAGCTGATGGATTAGCTCATATTAATGACGGTAACGGTAAAACTTATTTTACAGCTGCTTGGACTGAACATGTTGGACACGCACTTATCGACGAAGTAGGTATCTTAATAGGAGGACAACTTATCGATAGACATTATGGACTTTGGATGGAAATATGGAACGAACTTACTGTTCCTGAAAGTAAACAGAAAGGTTATGATAACATGATAGGTTATAAGAATAGAAAAGAACTTCCTTATGGAGCTGTTACTAAAAGAAAATTACAAATACCATTACAATTTTGGTTTAACCGTAATCCCGGTCTAGCTTTACCCCTAATTGCATTACAGTACCACGAAATTAAAATTAATGTTAAATTTAGAGAATTTACTGCTTTACCTATCGTAGTTATCAATCGTTCGGATACAGGTAATAAAATTTCAAACAGGATAGACCTTAACTATGTTCAAGGGTTAAGAGCTCAATTTAAAGACAATCATCGACCTAGTGTTGTAGGAAATTTTGTTCCAAAGATGCAAGATCTTAAACTATGGGTAGATTATATTTATCTTGATACTCCAGAAAGAAGAAATTTTGCTGCTAATGAACACGAATATCTTATTGAGCAACTTCAATATAAAGGAATGGAAGATACTTTACAATTAGAAGCTGCTAATGAAATTGGTAATTTTTTGAAATTAAGGTACAATCATCCAGTAAAAGAAATAATTTGGTGTTTACAAGACCCTGTTTCTAAATGTCCTCAGAAATCTAATGGTATTTATGATATGTCAAAAAATGCTTGGTTTAATTTTGGGTATAACAAAGACGATATTGTAAGATT